CCATCTCTTGTAATTATCTTATCGACCAGTTTATCTATCTTGGTTTCCATCCTGTCTTGTTGGACAACCATCCTGTCCTGACGCTTGTTAATATCATCCTTCATCTCTTTGATTCTGTCTTTTATATCTGTTTTATGTTCAGTAAATTCTTTTGCCTCAACAAAATCCACCGGAAGATCCCTGATCTCCACAAACGCCCAACCTGCCACTGACATGGCGGCTATTATAAAAGTCGCGATCATTGTTCGCCAGATTAAAGTATAATGTTTCTTCATTTTATCTCCTTAATCGGCTATCCATAGTGGAGTAGCTCCTGACCAGACTGACCAACCATCTGCGGAATCATTGAGCAGTTGCACCTTGTTTTCCAAAGAGCCTCTTGACTTGATTCTTTCACCATCAGATAAAGTTGTTCCATCTAAAACGAATTTGTCATTGGCGTCTGGATCAACGTAAATAGTGGCTCCGCTTGTGGTGTATACTATAATATTCCAACCGTTAGCCCCTGTCACCCCTGGCAGACTTACGCCACCGGCAGCCGTCATATTGACATATTGATTGAACATCTGCTTAGTGGTCAGGGTAATGGTGGTATCTGATTCTACTATCTGGGCGGAATTGAGTTCTTCCCTCAGCCTTTTTACTTTATCCCATGATATTTTTGCCATAATCCATTTTCCTTTTAATCCACCATTAACGATGTTGATATAGTGGCTGTGGTTCCTTCAGCCGCTGCGCCTATGCGGATGAACGGAAACGCCTCCGGATCGAATCCCGCAAAATCCCTGCCTGTCTGGTCTGGGCCGCTACCTGAAGTTGCTCCTGATTTTATCAGCGGACTTCCGGTCGTCTGCGTTCCAGCCACGGTGCTTGAGCCGCTCCATGCAAATCTTACCGTGGTGCCGGAGGTCGCTATGTCCCATTCAAGGTTGAAAAACCCGTTCTTGGCATGTCTACTAATATCAAAAACAGGTGACCAACCATATGCCACTCCATCGCCGCCGGAGACTGCGCTTGTTAATACTTGTGCAAAAACTTTCATTTCTTATTCCTTTAAATAGCCAAACTTATCAAATACAAAGTTGAAATTATAAAATAAAATCCTAATTCCTTGTCGGAAAAAAGATTGTTTATTTCCCTTAAACTTTTGTAAAATCTATTATATTTCTTCTCTTTTGTTAACCATTTTCTTGATAGTAAAAGAAAAGAAGAAAACAAAAAAAAGAAAACTATTATCGCTAAATTAAAATTATTCATACCACAAATCAAACCCCGCGCTCACTATGCCGCCCGCCCCAACAGCAGATGCCCTTATTGTAATGTCTGATTTGGCAGTTGCTGGAAGTGGAAAATCGTAAGGGTGCTCTGATCTTCCTTGGTTTATGCTTATCGGGGCCTTCACGTTAAACACCCCGCCAAAGGGTCTGACAAACAAGCGTACGTCTGTTATCTTGTTAGAAGATGTCGAAGCATAAAAGCGGGTGACATAGGCCGTGAATCCCCCCGGAACAGTGAATAACGACATAAAGGTTTGTTCATTCCCGACCAAAATCTTTGCTTGAATATCGTCTGTATTGTCCGGTATTCCATTGGCTCCACCAGAAGTATCAGTATTATCCTTTGAAATATAAATATTTCCTAACGACACAACGGCTGATTTGTTTAACGCTCTGAAAACTCTCCACCACTTATTATCGGTAGCGCCTGATGTTAAGGCAACAAAAGCAAACCCATTGGTTATTACCTCAACCGTTGAATAGTTATAATCGCTGTCGATTCCCTGGACTTCCCATATATCTCCGGCGTCACCGTTGTTGTCAGAACTAATATACATCGTGGCAAAAGTATCGTCTGCCAAATACTCATAAACTGCCGAACCATCCCAAACATCTTCGAGTGTAGCGGGAACGGCCAAGTTTTGACCAAATTTATTATACGACACATGATCGGCAACATTACCTTTGGCTATCTCAACAAAGTATGGCGTATTGATCACTCTTGGTTTGCTATCAATTTGTTTGATGCCGTATTCGGTATCGTCAATATCAATAAACCTTACTGACCCTCTTGTTAACCCTCTACCTTTACCACTTCCTGCCATTATTATCTTTTCCAAATAAAAAAGGAGAACCAATTAGGAAGCTATATTGGTTCCTTGCTGATTCTCCCTTACAGATTAAAAATTTAAACTTTTTAACTACCGAATGCGATCCATTGCAAACTTCCGCCTGATGGCACAACCGATATGGCTGAAGCACCGTCGCCGGCCATCAATGCAGCAGTAACTATGCCTGCTCCCAGACCCGTGTTATGAACCCACTCTAAATCGCTTGCTGAAGCTCCGGAAACATCTCCATGCCCACCGACTAATGCTAAAATGGTAGTCATTCCGGTATCAATACTAACAGATGCTCCGGCCCAAACAACACTCCCACCAGAAACCAATCTGCCGGCTGTGCTGTTAGATTCGGACAGGACTGCTCCACCTGCCCCGTCAAGATAACCTAATTCCGTCGGGGTGATTGCAGTGTTCCCGCTGTACTCTATTCCTTTTTCGACAATCGTCACTCCAGAAGCTATTGTAGCGAACGTAGTTGCCGAATACTGTTGATATGTACTTGAGCCGTGTCTTACTCCGGCTTTTTTCTTTCTTGGCATTTATCAGTTCCTCCTTGAATATTTTATTTGTTTACGGCGAGTGAAACTGAATGTGAACCCATCGCCTGTTCTTTCTCTTTTTTGTTTTGGCAGAGTGGCAAGGAATCGAACCTCACTAAGTGGTTTTGGAGACCTCTTTTGTCCCAGAGCCCACTCCGCATAAGCGAAGGAGAAACATTTAACTACTTCGCTTTTTAATTATGAAATCTTATTACTTTATCTTTGGTTTCCATAAGATTATTTTGATATTCTGATTCCCAAATAACCAAACAGTCAAAGCCATACTTCTTGAAATGATCTATCCTGTCTTGAGGATCATCATTCCTGTGCCAGTAATCTCCGTACACTTCGATCAATTTCTTCTGTCCGTTCACATTCATGAAATCTGGACATTTGCCACCAATAAAAGTGTCGAAATCACCAACATATTTATACTCGTTTGGAAACAACTCGTTTAAAAAATCCTCGAACTTTAATTCAAGTTTGTTAGGCTTTAAGCCTCTGATCCTGCCGAACTCTTTGGTAAACACTGGATCGTTCTTGAACTTTGCTGTCATGGCAATCGAAACTTTATCTCCGAGAAGCTTTAATCTATGGTCAGTTTCTTTAGTAAGTCCTTTACTCCAAGGATTCCAATTGCCGTTCGGTCTTTTTTGTCCTTTGGTCTTTTTAACAACCTTTTCATAAATTTCTGGAGTTCGTTCTACAAGCTTCAGATTATGATGTATAATAAACTCTCTGCCTGGATTGGTCATCCCTCCGCATTTGCACTTGCATAGTTGGGGTGGAGATAATTCCTCTTTTGGCCATATCTCAGCTTTGGTAGCAGATTGTTTTTTGCCGCCATCAGCCAATGATTTACTGGTTTCTTTTGTTAGACCTTTATTCCAAGCAGTATGACCAGATTTAAATGGGCCAGGATTATGTCCTCGAATATACAAATTTTTTATATTCTTTACCCGTTCACCACATTTACATTTACATAAAGGAAATTCAACGTCTTCCTTTTTGACAAACTTTCCGTTTACGAGCATTGTTCCCTTTTTAGAATGAGAATTAGTCTTATAATACTTTTTATTTGACTCTACTCTTTTTTCTGTTGTTTCTTTGGAAACTTTTACCCCTCTGCGATGATGGCCGTGAATGAATCTATTACCTGGTTTTGTAACGAATCCACCACAACCACATTCACAAAGTTTGTTTTTAGGGTTAATGTTTTGCATTAACTAATTAGTTCTAAGCTGTTGATTTATAACTATGTTTTACGTCGACCGACATAATGCCGCCAAACATACGTGTTTTGAATCTCGCTTTCACATCCGCTTTGAACGCGTCGTCGTGATTGGCTGGCTGCGTAAACGTTTGCAGCGGCCATACTTCCGTCCACCAAAAGTCCTCTTTGAAATCTCCATAATACCAAGTAGTCGGTGACTGTTGGGTAATATACGGAGAAGAAAGAACTTTGAACTTACCTTTGAACGTATTGACTGCATTATCATTAGACTCTGGCACCAAAGTGCTGTTAGCTAATTGAGAAGCCTCAACATCCAAATCCTGCGGAATCAGAACCGTCGGGTTCATAATAGCTACGCCGATATAATCATTGGAGTCTAACCCTAAAGAATCATCCTTCTGATAATGAACCAACTTCAGGATGGCTTCCATTCCGGCCTCGCCAAAAAGGTTAGTAGCCTGAAGATTGCCATTAGTGGTGGAATAAAAAGCCGTAGGCACGTTGCTCGGACGATATACCGTAGTATTGATATCCTGAACGCCCTGAACGATTAACCTTTCTTTCCACTGGGCCAGCTTCATACCAATTCTTTGAGCCCTTGCCAACACCTGACCGGTTTTATCAAACGTGATCATCTCTTCAGATACGGAAAGCATTTTCCCATACTTGATGCTCTGACCAGTCACGTACTTCTCGGTCATCGTACCGTCTTTGTACTCATGCAGCTCCGGTATTTCATCCGGGGTTTCTACATCAGTAAATCCTGCAACGGTCTCTCTTTCCACATTACTCTGAACCGTAGTTACCAGTTGATCACCAATGGTGGGCACTGCATCATAGGCAGAAATTATCCTGCTGTTGATCAGTTCACCGGTAATCTTTGGAAAAGAACTGGAGGCGATTGCTTCAGTCGCCGGTACAACTTTACCAAACTCATGAAACGTGCACTGCTCCCATATCTCCCTTAAAGAAAAATCAGTTGGCTGAATCTTACCTGTTTCCAGAAGATCCCGAACTACTCTTGTAGCTCCATCAGGCCCTTGACTCTCTAAGAGATTATGTAACGCGGTTCCCATTTTATTTCGAAAAGACATCTTTGTGTCCTCCTTTACTCTACTATATTATATTTTATTTGGTTCCCCGATAATGGATGTTATAATAACATCCGCTGTGAGGGCATGGACTTTTGCCTCTGCAAAATATCCAAGTGCTAATGAAGTGTCCGTGACCTTCATTACTTTCTGGTTGAGCAAATCCGAAGCGGTAGTTGTACCCGATGCTCCGAACATCTGCCCTGTCCTAATCGTCTTGGCCGGCTTCATATCTAAATTATACTTGCCGGTCGTTCCGATTGAGACTTTTTGAATTATTGTGTTGTTCACTCCATCCACATCATCCAGGGAAACGCCCAGGAAATAATCCTTCACACTTGCCTTGTTCAATGTCAGGGATGAACCCGATATCCTGTGGTACTCGAAGGGATATGCATAATTGTCAGCGGTAGAAGATCCATCGTTTCTGAGGTTATCGTCTTTATCAAGGAACATCATGTCCCCCTGCTCTACCGTAACCCCGGATGCCACCCCCACTATGATGGGTATGGCTTCATGGTCTACGTACCGATTAACATTCATATCACTTCTTAGGTTCCGTCGTAAGTCAGGTTGGTAGCTCCAGAGAATCGAGTCCTCAAAGAGAAATCAACAAAGCTGACTGCGGAAGTTTCTGTTTTGACTATTGTTCCTAAATAAACAGTGGTTCCAAAACCAAAGGTGTCTATCACTTGTGCTTCAACAAACTGATTAGAAACGCCAGCACCGGAAGGATGAGGCGAAACTGCGCTAACCGCAGCGCCAACCGTAACGGCCTGATTATGGCCTAAAGGCATTCTGAAAATGCCGGCGGTCATCACTGTTACGTTCTCGGTTACTCCAGATGGAGAACCCATCTTGGCAATACCCATGAAGTTATTGATGATGTCCAAAAAACCAGCGTCAGTAGATCCACCAGTACTTTGATAGGCACTAAAAGGCATCAGATAATCGCTGTCGCCCGGATGAGCGTAACAAAAATCTCCGGCCTCTATAACTACTTTACCGCGCACGGGAACTATAATATCATTGGTCTTCCCGAATAAATATCTGCTATGTCCAGCCATATATTAGTTTTCCTCCTTTCATAGATTTTTAATTATTTTTAAGTTCCGTCGTAAACTATGTTAGTCGATCCACTAAATCTCGTTCTTAGTGAGAAATCAACAAAGCTGACTGCGGAAGTTTCTGTTTTGACTATTGTTCCTAAATATACCGTAGTCCCTATCGTCAGATCGCCAACTACTTGAGCTTCAACGAATTGGTTGCTTGCGCCTGAGCCAACGGCATGAGGCGAAACACCACTAACGGCTGCCCCGACCGTGACTGCTTGAGGATGTCCCAAAGGGAACCTAAAAACTCCCTTGGTCATCACTGTTACGTTCTCGGTTACTCCAGATGGAGAACCCATCTTGGCAATACCCATGAAGTTCTCGACCACATCAGACATGCCCGCTCCGGTAGTGGAACTATCCGTAAACAGATTGAATGGGAGCAAGTAATTGCTATCGTTTGGATGAGTCCAGCAAAAATCCCCAGCTTCTATAACGGTCTTGCCGCGGGTGGGAATCAAAACATCGCCGGAGTCACCAGATAAATGTCTATTCTGTCCAGCCATATATTAGTTTTCCTCCTTTCATAGATTTTTAGTACTGTGAATCCGCTAAGAAATCTTTACCAGCATCCTCAGTAGATTTTTTGTTCTTATTTCCTTCTTCAAGATCCTGTTTGAACTCTTCGCCTGAACCTTTTATTTCACCAGATTTCTTATTGATAAGGGTTATCCGGTCAGTGATCCTTTCCTTTACCTGACCCTCAACTGTCGCCCCTTCTTCAATGTCTTCCAATTTCATCAGATCATTCACCCAGACATCAGTAATGGCGTCCTTGGGCAACTTGCTCTCAGAAATCTGCTTGTTGATCTTGGCTTTCTTATCGGCAAAAGCCTCAGCCACTTTGATCTCGTCCAGCTCTTTCTCAATCTCCGAATTCTTATCCTTGGCTTCGGTCAGTTCTTTCCCCAGATCTTCGATTTTCTTGTTCAGATCTTTAGCCTGATCTTTATTAGTTTGAGTTAACTTGTCAACTTTGTCACTGGCCTCTTGCAGATCCGTTTTGAACTTGTCCAAATCGGCTTCCAACTTTACAACATTGTCTGCTTTCTGAGCTTCCTTTAAAATAACTTTTACCAATTCAGGATGCTCTGTCTTCAGGGTTTGTAAATCCATTTGTTTATTCTCCTTACTTTCATTTAATGATTCTTTGATACCCGACAACCTTTTTCTGATCTCGCTTTCCAGATCGTCAAAGATTTCGATTATCTTCGATTTCTTATCCGTTATATTCAAATCACTGTCGTGAATTGTTTTATCAAGAAGACGGTTCGCTATCCAAGTCACGTCCCGGATCTCGTCTTGAATTTTCTCGTTGTCCAACTGATCCTGTATGATTCCCTCTTCGACCATAAGGATCTTGAACTTGTCCTTTACCCTTGACTCTGTGGTTTCGAGTAATATGTCAAGCTCTTCGTTTTTGTTTTCTTCTTTTACTGCTTCAAATAATGAGATTGTGGTTGCGGCCGAGCTAACAATATCAACGCTGCGGAGAGAATTTACGTCTACAACGCTTTCCATTCCCTTTTCATTCTGGAAAACCTCGACTCTTGCATTGATACTATTTCCAACATCCGCCGGCTGCATCAAAGCAATGTCTTTCATCATATCAAAATAAGATTCCCGACATTCTAAATCGGCGAATACTTTTTCACCATCTCTTCGAGCGTTTCTATAAACGCCCACCCAATCCTGAATCTTTCTAACTCCATCAGATTCCTTTATTTCTGTTTTCGATGGATGGTTGGCGAAGCATTTAACGCCTTCTGACAGCCTTGCAATTGACTCTATTGCCTTGTCTTGATAAATCCTGTTATTTATTGATTCTGCCCTTCCGAACAAACAACAACCTTGTATCGTATTATTATCGGTATCTATATTTGCTTCCGTAATATTCTCAAATGGGTTTTGAGCTGTTTCTATTAAATCTTTTTGTTTTATCACATGCATCGACTTAATTTTTTTAGCCATGTTATATCCTTGATTAAGGTTTAATATCTATAATGAATTGTTCTTTGGCTTTCTGCTGACCGATCTTGATTGCCGCGCCCTGGGCGTTGGCCTTGTTTCTCGCTTGATTTCTGGATGTTGGATTGCCTATGGTATATGTGAAACATTTGCCTTGGCTTCCGAACTTGAAGCCGGGCTTGTTATTTTCCCTGCATGGTTGCGTGGGCATAAGTATAAAATTCCTATTAAATATATAAAAAGGATTGTCAGTTATTGTAAAATTATATTACTTTTATCTTTTTGCTTTTGCCTTTTCGAACACTATATCGTTGTCCTTTAAATCTATTTATTCCTTTAATTTTACCATTTTTATTTTTTCTCTATTTTTTCAAATACAATATCATTTTTTTGATTTGATAAGGGCTTATCATGTCCCATTTCTCCAAGAAGTATCTTTTCAGGAATGCCTTCTAAAAAAGCATCACAAGTATTTAAAAATTTATAATGTTTACATAAACTACATAAAATTGAGAATGACATTTTTCTATATCCTTTTATTTAAAGTAAAAATCAAACCAATCATCGAATATAAATAAAAGATTTTTGGGAATTGATTTTCGACCTTTATGAATTATTAGAGTTACAGTTTCTGCTAACAACTCATTATGTTTTACTAACGAATATCCTGAAACACTAATAATATCTTTTTGTGTTAAAGTTCCTTTTTTCAAAGCTTTTATAATTCGGCCTCTAAATCCACTTTCTGATTTTGTTTTTTTAACAATAGCATGAGTTGTTTCATGTATAGCATTAAGAACATCTCCAGCTTTTGGAAAACCAGATGCAACACCATATCGTTTAGTGGCTTTTAATTCACTTAAAACAACTCTCATTTTCTTTATAGTATCTTTATCTTTTCCAACTTTTATTGCTTCTTTGAGTTGTTTTTCAAAAAAGGTTATTGTTTCTTTACGTTTTGTTATATAATTATTATTTGAAATTATTAAATCATTTATAAATTTTCTTGAATCTTTATAATTATTTTTATTTAATATAATAATTGATTTTTTACCAATTAATCCGCCCTGGGACAAAAGATTTTTTTCTAACTTTTTAGAAACAATAAGGTCGTCAATAGGTTCGGTATATTTAAAAAACTTTTGGGTCGCATTAATTCCTTCATTTGTTGCATTAGCTAAATCAATATGAGCACCAGCATATTTTGGATTTGCTATTATATTATTATCAATAGCCACTTTTTCTACTCCTTTAGTAGTAGATGCAAACGGTATCTTTACTTTCTTTCCTAACTCTCTTTCCGCTATCGCTTCCAACTGCTCGATAGTAAGGATTCGTTTGGATGTTGCCATCTGGTTCAGTTTTATTTGGCCGCTGCTCCATAATCTTTGTCTTGCCAGACCTAATATCTCAACCTGTTCCGCAGTCGATAAGGTTTTCAACCATGCGTCATAGGTGATGGTCTTCGTAACAGCCCCATCGAAGAAGGCCTTTTGTCTTTTGTCGAATGGGACGTTATTCCTCTTGGCTAATTCTTGCCAACTATAAGATTGTGGGATATATAAACATCTGCACATGGGATGGATGGGAATCAGAGGCCCGTTATGGGCTCCAGTTTTTGGGTCTAATCTATAAACTCCACCATCCAGAGCCATGCATTGCTTGCACGTTCTCGAATCCAAAGTTGCGGTGAAAACCACCGACTTCAACACATCATTATTTTCTTGCGTTATCTGCCTTGATACCTGGGCAGCAACGTTCTGTATTTCCGACCGCGCTATTACTTCCGTTCTTCTTGCTAATTGTTTTGCGGTCAGTCCAGTAAATCTTCCGACTGTTCCGGTCAACCTCTTGGCAGCCTGGGCCATGTCCTCGCCCAAAATAATCGACTGAGTTAGCTCGCCCCTTATCCGGGCCATAGCCTTGTCAACATTCTCCAGCATAACATCCGCAATGCCTATGCCCCTTCTCTGCCAGATCAATGGCTCCTGCAATATGGAATCTATCTGACGGAACGGCAATTGCATGAAATCAATGCCTACCTTACCAAATTGCTGAGCATACATTCCGGCTATTGCTTGATTTTCTGCATGGGCAAAGTCAGCCAGGGCCTGGGTAAGGTGATTAGATGAGTTTATGGCCGCAGTGTTCATTATACCCTGCATATCGGCCAACTGTGCCCTCATGCGCTGTATCCTGAACTGTTGCGTGAACCCCGTTCCAGGTGCAGGAATGACGTTCTGAAGATTCAACATCCTGGCCTGCAATTCGGGATAGGCTTGGCGAAATGAAAGGGCCATATCCCTCAAAACACCGTTCTCATACCTCTGTATGAAATGTTGCCTTCTTAGAAAGAAATCCCTGAATGTTTCGTTTGCTGTTTTAGGCATTTATACTTTATCCATCTGGCTGCGAAAATGAAGCGAAATCATATCTTCCGCTCGAATGGGATAAAAGTTCCTTTTGCTCATATTTACAAATTTCACATATATAAAGTTGTTCAACCCCATAGCTCAAGCCTCCACTTTTATTATAAAGTGATTTGCTACTTACATATTCAGCATCTCCACCACACTTGTTACACTTCATTAATATATCCCCCAATATTTGTGGCTTGTCTTTTCTGTTCTAATTATTCCATGAACGAAATGAAATAATGACAAAACAGCGAGTTTGATTCCTACTTTCCAATTTTCTTTTACATGCTCAAAGTAATTCACTTTTTATTTTCCCCTTTTTAAATTATTTATTTTGGTTTACTTTACCTGCTGGCCAATTACTAAATTTTGCTATTAATAATCCAATAAATATAAACCCAAATCCTGATAAATTATATAAAACCATTTCTGGTCTAAATGCTGGAGAAATTAATAATCCTATTCCAGTTCCAAAACACGTTGTCATTAAAATAGTATAAATCATTCAATTTTAATTCCTTTTTATTCATTATCTTCTGTAAAGTATTCTGGGTATTCCTCTTCCATTTCTTCCACTGTTTCTTGTATTCTATCCCAGTCCTGTTCTTTTAAAGCTGTCAGTAGATCCGCTCCGAATTGATTTCTTGGTGCCAGAGGCATCCGAAATGGCGAAGCCCCTCCAGGAGTTCCAGGAGGTCCGAAAACATCGTCGCTGTCATCCGCATCCATGTTGTTCTTTTCAATATCATGATCCAAGCCCATCTTACCTTGCCAAGTCTTTTTGCTAACCGCCTTATACTTAAATAATATCTCGAACGCCTTTGCTATTTTCTCTAAATCGGCCAGGATCATCGGCGGAAATTCAACCCGCGACTTCGTGCTGGTGCCTTTTGGCAGTTCGCCCGAATCAATCGAAGCCTGAACAACAACGGCAAAAAGATTCCTGTAAAATGTCGAAAAGAAATCCTGCCAGTCTTCTATCTCTCTCACGAACGGATTCTGGGCTATCAAACTGCTTGAGTAGTTGGCATTTGAGTAGTCCGCAGTCAAGATCATCTCCGGGAAGCCTACTGCGGCTGCAATCGCAAGCAATATGGCTCTACCATCCGCCTCAACATCAGAAGCATTAATATTAGGAGTCAACAACTCGTACTCCACGCCCTTGCTCGAATGAATCACTGTTCCGGCACTAAAAGCCTGCTGTCGTTTCTTGGTAGCAGATAATTGATCGCTCATATTCTCATCTCTTATCTGTTTCAACTTCTGACTCGAAGTATCATACTTCTTAATCAAAGCTATTGCAGTACGAATCTTGTTCAAGACAATTCTGTCTTCCAACCATCCCTCATATTGCTTCAACCTTCTGGCGATTACCCTCAATTGGGAAATGCCCCGCTTTTCGTCCGAATCAGCAAATATCTTTATGTGTATTATCTCTTCGGCCTTAAATGCTTCGCTAAAGGTGCCGTCAGCCTTGGTCTTGTAATACAACAGTGGAGTTTCTATATCGTCCACCTTGGTCATGATTCCGTGGGTCACGTTTTCCGGCAATTTCTTGTCATTCGGATTCCGTATCATGCCCGCCCTGATAAACCTTATCTTCACTGTTCCATCATTCTTGTTTATGAACAATCTCAGGAATACTTCGCCGTCCCTGAACGTCCTCCGGGCTATTTCCTTTTCACGAATGTTGAAATTGTTCTCTTCTTTGAAATCATCCCATATTTCCTTCACCTTTTCGTTTTCGGCTTCGGGTATCACCAACGGCCCTTTACCCAAGGTGAATTTTACCAGGTTCCTGATGACAGCTCGCGCATGCGGGTTGGTGTGGTAGAAATTATAAGCCGATTCCAACATACTCCTATGGTCTTCTTCTGTTACCCCACCATCCAAACCCAAAGGAATCCAGCCGGACAATGCATCCTGGTCTACGACTACATTACGGGCTTCCAATGCCTTGTCAATGGTCTGTATTGCCGCATCATATTGAGAAGCTACTAATTCTGCCTCTTTTATCCTCAACTTTCTTTTTGCTCTGTATAATTTAAACATAATATCTCCTAATTCTCAAAATAAAATCTGATAATACTTTTAAATGTTTTCTTTAAATTAAAATACGTTTGTTGGGTTAATCCATGATCTTTAGTATGTCTGCCACTTTTAGGTTGAGGATGCATGGACAATAAAGCATCGTCCCAAACTATTCTATGCTCTTCTGGTAAAATATTTCTTATCTTTTCTAAATCTATCCAAGCGATATATTCATTTTCTGGATTATAACAATATATGATAGATTTTTCTGGTGGAACAAATATATTTTGTTGCGACAATTCGTTTACTTGTTTAATATTATAATTTTTCTTACTTTTATGAATTCTTTGGTGACAAGACCAACAAAGTATTATAACATCTTTTCCAATAACCTCTTTCCCTAAGTTTTCATAATTAATATGATGTAATTGCAGTCGATATTTCTTATCACAAATATAACATTCGTAATTATAAAATACTAAAGCCTTACTTCTTAAATTACTCCAATGTTTAGTCTTTTGGTAATGTTTATAATACCAATCTCTTCGATTATTATATTCTTTCCTATAATCCTGGAATACTATTTTATTATTTATTTCAAAAGGAACTATATATTTCATTTTACCCATTTAATTTTATATTATGTATAATATAAAAACAAAACACCTATATTCTAAAATTTATCTACCAAGTATTAACTTTATTATTGGTATATAGCCGGCCTTAACCTTATTGTAAGCATTGTCGCTCATGCCTACGTTTTTTGATTTATGCCTATACCTATCGGCGGAACTTAAAGATGATACCGCATCATCCCAAACCATCAAATGGGTTTCAGGCACAACTGCTCTAAACTGTTGCAGGGTTAAGAGCTTCTCGAAGGTTCCATCTATCGGACTAACGCCCAAAGACATTATTTCCTTCAACTCATCAATGGGTATCCTGACCTTATCCTTCTTGGCATACCGGTTCATCATGTAATATCTGCTATATTTATAGAAATGGGATATTACTGAATAATGTTCCTTATAATTTTCCAAGCAGAACAGGAACACATCAAAGCTTAACGACAACATCTCATCTTGCTCTTCAAACCTGCTCCATTTCACTACGAATGACCTAATCCACAGGAGCATATCCTCCATCATGAGTTCATATAAATCATTCCTGACCTTTATCCTCCTATGCTCCTGCTTATAACGGTTAAATTTTAGTATCAACTCTTGACATTTGTCTTCTGTTTCTTTGTTCACTTTATTTTCCTCATTTTATTTCTTTGTATTCCTCCTGTAATATTTCGCCGATTCTATTTAGAGTACCTGCCACGTTACAGCTTTTACAAACCGTAGGGTCGGCTCCCGTCAGTTGATCATTTGAACATATGCATGGTTTATTTATCAATTTACTAAATATATTTATTAACTCTTCTGTTGATTTCATGACCAAAATCCTCCCGTGCTTTCTTCCCAAATCGGCTGGAATTCCTCCTTCAGGTAAGGTATCACCGACGATACGGCGTACCTGTCGCAGTCCATCCCGTGGTCGTCCATCTTCATCGGCTCCTTCTGATTCACCTTTCCATCCTGCGTCCTCTTGAACTTATACTGAGCAAATTCCACGTCGGAGCCGACCAACTCTATCTCATCGCAGTCCAGGTAATCGTCCATCATGTAAAAATAGGCCTTGTTGCCCGCAAACTGCAGATGTGCCCTGACCTTGTCTATCCCATCGACCACGGCGTTGTCCGCCTCCAGAGTCGCCACCCCGTAAAGCTCCTCCAGGTCTATCCGGCTCTGCTTGGCCGAAGGATCTGCAAATATAGGCATATACGGGCTGTAGTTGGGCGAAGCCTTTATCTTTTCCGCATGGGCCTCCATAGTATCCCCGCCAGACCGGTACTCATAACTGACATAGAAGGTTATCTTCGACCGGATCATCTCGTCATACTCGGATTCTTCGACCTCTTTTTTGAATTTCTCAACATCCAGCAGATATTCCTTGTACACAAACGGATGCCCAGGACTTGAGCCAAAATCAATAGCCCCTATATAATAAGGATCTTCCACAAAATGTTTGTCAGTCTTTTCTTCCGTCTTTTGTGGCCTCCTTATCATATGTTTGTCCTTATTCCAGTATTTACCATAAACAAACAGCTCCCTGCTCGGACGCTTGCACTCCCACTGAGCTTCCCAGGTATCCTTATCTAAAGTAACCACCTTATCAATGAAATCGTCTATCTTGAAATATCCTTCACAGGAATGGGCCCTGCCCTTACACACTTCATATGCAGCGCATGCGCCCCAATACTCGTCATCTATGCATTCCCGATCACATTTCTCCAACACCTCCCAGATGCACCACTTGTATATCTTATACCCGCCTCTTTTCCTCTTTTCCTTCGAAGCCATCTCCAATAACCGCTGCATGGTGCCCGCTTCACTTTTTCTTGTCGAATTATGGAGAACAATGCCTCCGGCTACTACAAAATTATGATGGTCTTCTACTTCAATATCATAAACGTCTTCTATCCCGGCATATTCGACAGAAACCACTTCATGATTATTGTTATTTATTCCATGATGCCTTATATTAGCAGCCTTTCTCATTCTATTGCTTAAATAATCGTCCCTTTCTATAAACTGCCATTGCATCTTGGATTGTTCTGATTTCGTTCTAATTTTTATTCCTAAAGACTCTAAAGCCCTCTTTATTATTCCATCAGTATAACCAGTAATGTTTACAATCTTTGATAATGATAAACCTTGATTTTCATACATAGAAATAATATCAAAATTTTCTATAAGATCATTTACTTTGGTTATTCCTCTTAATAAATTATTTTTAATGGTTCCTATTCTTATTTTGTCTATTGCTTTTTTAGTATGTTCACCTCCAAGAAATCCTTTTGGATGATCTTCATAAGAAATACCAAACATGGGATTTTTATCTCCGGCTAATTGCCCCTTTAAAGAATTAGATCTTTTTATTCGGGCTTCTTCAGTATGTCCTTTCTGAGAAGCCAAACACATTTTCTCATAATCATCTATCCATAATTGTTTGCCATTTTCTGAAAGAATTTTCCTTCTTTTCTCTTGTTCTTTAGGATCTCCCTTTTCCCAAAAATCTTTAACCCATTGACCAAGAATTCTACCATTTTCTTTTAACTGCTTTTTAGTACTTGGACAATTTGCATGTATTTCCATATGATCATTTATGATTAACTTTTGTAAATTATCAGGAAGGTCATTATATGAATCAAAATCCTTATGATGAATATGTTCTTTTTTAGAAGGCCAAATTCCTGATGTTTTTCCGTATACATAATAGTATTCTGGAACATATTTACTATGTTTCCCTTTTTCACTCAGATCTATATAATGATAATTGCCTTTAAGCTTTCTATTAAAACACATTAAGGAATCGTTTTTCTTCAATTCATTAATTTGTTTATATTCCCCATTTTTTAATAGAATCAAATGATCTTCTGTAGCCTTTAAACTATATTCTATATCTCCATCCTTATAAGTTAATTTATAAACCTTGTCTGTTTTCGTTTTCCAAATATTCTTTATTTTTTTAAGAGTAAATCTATTTGCCCTATGAGAAAAACAATAAGCATATAATTCTTTTCCATTATCGAATTGTTTTTTAAGCTCCATTAACGGAACACCATCAGGATAATTTCGTTTATCTCTTGGGACATCAATCAAAGTATCCCCAGTAATGCAGGATAAGACGTTTTGAGCCATGATATCCTTTTGCGTGACATAGGACTCCGTCGTCATGACCATCGAAAGCCCCTCTTGTAAGACATCCCAGGCCATCAACTCTACTTCGTCGATCCTGACCTTGTGCGGATGGGGAGAATTGAATCCCGCTATCGTTCCGGTGATTACTTCCAGAAAAGCACCGTTGGTATAGAAGGTGTTCTTCATTGTGGGTGGTTTGCGAGGCATTATAAGCTCCGCCAGGTAATCGTTCCTGTTATGAAACCCTACGAAGTATCTATAACACTTGCTTGCCTGTTCTTTAATAGCCCCAGCCGAGGCTATCTCACATCCAGGCTTAAAGGCCATGTCCAGGTGGTTCAGTATGGCCATATTGGTGGTCTTACCCCCAATCCTGTTGGCAAACGCTATAGAGTTCCGGGTTTTCTCGAAGAACATATCGCACATGAAGGTAAACGGACTGACATGATCCCGGCAGAAGTTCTTTCTGGGTATATAGTGTCCCAGGAACAACCTTATGTAAAAATGTAGGATATCCGGGTACCGTATGCCGTTCTCTATAAAGCTGTTGAACAACGCATCGTAATACTGGGCCTGGTCTTCCCTTGATAAGAACTCTTCGACGATGTTATTGATCGTTTCGTTATGCTTCTTGGAATCCCTGTTGTAAACGTCCTTCGACATGTTGTTGAATTCCATTATCCCGTTAGCAAGACGTTCCGTGCTTGATTTCTTAATTTTTTTTGACATTACTCTGATTTCCCTACGTCTGTCCCTTTGGTGAAGACGTCTATCTTCTTAACTTCTTCATTAGAACCAATCCAGCCCTTGAAATTAAGATACAGCCCGTTCTCATCCTCTGATATGGTGATGCCTTCTGTTTCAACGATCACTTCCCAGGATTTACCAAAATTTACCTGTCCGTCCCAGACATATTCGACAACACACCATTCTGTTTTCTCACTTACAAAGAAATCATGCAGATTCTGGGTATAAACGGTATCCCCTAACTTGCATGAGAACGATAAATGGGCATTCTTGTTTATTGGAGCCAGGAAATCAAAATTATAGAACATGATTTCTACATACTCCCCATTTTTCTTATAGACCCTCAGTTCTCCGTCTTTCGGTAAAAATAACATTAGTTTTTCCTCCGGTTTGGTTTTTGGTCCGAGCGTCCCTTTTCTAATTTGATCTTCAGGTAATGTATGGGAACTTATTTTATAAGATTTTTCCGGCAATATATTTATCCACAACCTTTATAAAATCTCCAAAAGGTTTTTCCTCAAAAATAAACCCGTTTCCCATAGAATAGTTCAGCATCTCTTCCAATTCACCTACTGGTGGAAAAGACTTGTGGGTCATCTGAATAATAAACGGGCCATCTTTGATCCTTTGTGCTCCGAACTCTATCTCTGGCAGGATTTCCTTCAGATGGGCCTGGTAGACGTTCTCCATGACGAACTCCCTGATGGATTTCATGGAATAGTCATGTAACTTGTCCATCGGGATGTTCAGTACTGCTTTGTATTTAGCCATTTGCTATGCCTCCTCTAAATCTTTTATAAACCGGTTTTTTGCCTTTCGGATATCTTGTTCTGTGATCTTGAAATACCCGTCTTTCATATCAAAAATTAAATTGGCTTTCATGGGCTTGGGCTTTATGCCAAAACAATTCTGACCCGTAAATTTGAATCTGTTTTCGATAGAGTATGTCAAGGCCTCTTGTGTACTATCTATGACTGGGAATGAGCAGTGGAGCATTTGGATTTTAAACAGATCGTCGTCTGTTGTGCATTCCCCAAACTCTATTTCTGGTAATATGTCTTTCAGATGTTTCACATAGTTATTTTCCATGATAAATTCCCTGATCGCCTTGTACGAATAATCATGAAGTCTGTCCATTGGAATGTTTATTATTGCATAACGCTTGTCCATTTTTCGTTTCTCCTTTTTGCTTTGTAGTGTTCGCATGTGTGATATACTATCTCCCAATAGGGATAGTCTCCCAGTTCCTTTGTGACTAAGTCATGGGTGCAGAACCACTCATGCCCTTTGTCGTGGTCGTATTCGTCGAAATAGTGACAGGTCTTACGGCATTTAGTCATTTGCCGCTCCTCTTTGTTTTGACGTTTCTTTTTATCCATTCAATCGCCTTTTTATTCCTAATAATGTCCTTGTTCCAAAACTGCACATATGTTTTGTCTTCCACTCCATGTCCACAACAAGCATTCATCACATTAGAGAGTAAGCCCAAACAGTAATCATGTCCTTCCTTTGTACGGACCTTTCGACAATGGCCGCAAGGTCTTTCGTTACCGATTGTGGATTCGCCATTATTGGCATAGAGCCATCGGTCATTTTTATAAATTATATTGTGACCTCTGTATTTTGAATTTGCGGCCATTCAATCGTCCAGTTTAGAAACATCTTCGGACAGGAGCTCTGCCCATTCGCATATGTCTTTGTTTTTCCTTGTCGTCATTTGTTCGGCGATCCTTTTGCCCAGTCGGTCTATTATCTTTGAGCGTTTCAGTGATTTGCCGGACGCAAAGTCCTTCAGCAGTTTCTCTATGGCTTCCTTATTGTATAATTTGTTTTCAAACGGCATATGATCTCCTTCTTGTAAAGCGGCAAATTATAAATGCCAATAGCGTTGCCGGTATGAATGGTATGAGCAGCAACTGTATTGGATGCGGATCATCCCTGTATTTGGGTTTATTACATTCTTTACACATTTAATATACCCTCCTTAGGTTAAAAAAATTCTGGGAAAATTTTTGGGTTTTTCGTATTGGGTTAAAAAAATTAGTGGGATATATTTGGGTCAGCCTACCCTATACCATTTATAAAAAATAATGGTTTTATATTTTGGGCTCCCACCTACATAGGCCCTCCCTTGCCTATCCCTCATGTCTGCTATATGCTGTCTCAATAATGGTTGCTCCTCATCCACTCATCCACTCATCCAATTAGGCTTTGGGTTTTTATTCATATGCTATATCTGTTATCCTCTACCTAATAAGATTCTGATTCTTTGTTTGACTTCAGCTTTGATCTTTTGTTTCTGTTGTGTTATTATTTAATTCCATGATATCTGTTCCCATGTTCCTTCTCCTTTAGGTTAGTGGATTGTTGGCTGTGAGTAGGTATAAGACTGCTCCTCGTATCCCGGCTTTTTATATATTCCCTTTTTCTTTTATTCATTCTAACCAATTATCCCATACCTGCTATATATGCTCATTCTGATATTCAACCTTATACAATGTAAATGCTAATGTAAAGGTTCCTTATTTGTTTTGGGTTTGCCTTCACAATACAGCTGCTGTCTCTTTATTCCTATAATGGTCTTCACATCTGACACATTCAAACTTCCCCTTAGGTGTTTCCTTTTCCTGTACTAATAACCATTGATCATTTAATAATGTTCCACATACTATCCTTACGTCGCTTACTACTCTGTGAGCTACTTGCCCATTACCATAATTCCCTATTGCCCAGAGGTTCTTTAATATCCTTTTCATTGGTTTATTCCTTATTCCTTATTAATAAACTATCGTTTCCTTTATTTCTATTACACTCAATCCTTTTACGTAATCCAGATCTGAACCTGTTATTGCTGACACCAATACTGTCAGGTTCTTTTCTTCGGCTTCTTCCATTAACTGGTTGAAGTATTTTACTGTATTCCTTATCTCGTCTGATAATGTTATTTTGTGGTTTTCATTTTTCTTTGATAAACCAGAACTGATGACTGTTTCATGGCCGAATCCAATTTTTGGTCCCATAATATCTCCTTTTATAATCTATCGTCTTTAAACTTTTCTACTACTTTTATTAACGGTAATATTGCTAATAGTAAGATGCATATCAGCTTTCCTGTTAAATCTTCCATTTATTCTTTTACCCTCATTGCGTTGCTGCTTTTAGGGTCTAAATCTCCCGTTCCCTGGCAGAAATAACACTTGTTCACACCGTTATGATATTCGTTGGAAGCTATGCCTCCGGTACCGTTGCATGGCCTGCAATTGCTCAGCTTCCTATAAGGCATCTCGATTGTCAGTTCCTCTGTTATGCTAAGTTTCTTTTTCATTTAATACTCCTTTAATGCGTTTATCCTATCGACCTTTATTTCTTTCGTCTGGTATTCCGTGCTGACTATACTGCTCTTTTCCAAGTTCAGATAAACCCTCAGATAAACCCTCAGATCGTTTTCCATAGCTTCTTTTAGCACTCTGTTTAGTTCACCTACTTTAACCCTTACCGTATTTGCCAATTCCTTGTTGTCCATTATGATTCTCCTTTATTCTTTATTCTTTGCAATCACAGATTTTTCCGCAGTTTATCCAGTCTTTGGATTCTGTTCCTCCCGTATATTCCTTATATTCTATTGGTAATAGTTCAAGTTGTTTTTCTAATATCTCATTACCCTTTTCGAACGCCACAGCTATCTTTAATAATATCTTGTTGGTTTCCTTCATTTCGTATCTTAGAAATCTTAATTGATCCTGTATAATATCCGCCATTTCATTTCTCCTTATTTATCTTATTTTACATATTCCTTTAATGCCGCCTTGATCGTGCTTTCCGAATATTCTTTATCGCCTATTTCGATCATCTTTTCTGGCTGGACAGCTCCGTCAAATTGAAAAGGATCGTCAACAACATCTCTGGGATTGACAGCGATATACCCCTCTTCAACATCTCTATTCAACCGTGCAAATTGGAGGGAATACGTAAGGCGGCCGGCTCCAAAACTGTTCATATATACTAAAGGCATATCAAGATGCAACACGGTCTTTCCGCCTGTATCAGCCCAACCAAATCCTGCTGTAAACAACGCTTCCTGGACTTCTTTTGAGTTTAAAGTTACATATTTCCTCATTTTCATTTCTCCTTTATGCTCTTATCGGTTGTG